AGGATATTGTGTACTTGTCTTCTTTTGTGAAGGTTCTGCGGATTTAGCACTAGGATGAGGGTTCTACACCCTATATGCTACCGTAGATTGGCTTACAGGTTATTGGCAGGTTAAGCCACCGATTACTGCTTGCTTTGCCGTCTCAACCTTGTACTAACATTGTATATCAATTATATACAAAAGTCAAGTAACCTTGTTGATAACTTTCTTATGCGTATTATACAGCCTATAATGGCAATTAGGACATTGTTTTGGCTCTTTTACACGTGTGACCCAAGTAAAGCTACACTTAGGACATGTAACTGCTGGTATCTTGGTCTTTTTTAGCTTTAATTTCATAGTATTGCTTATAATGTATATTATTGATATACTTTAGTCAATATGTTAGATACCTATTGCCGGCTATGCGGTAAACCAATCAAAAGAAAGCCGTCTCTAATCCAAGTGAGTGCTACTCCCAATGGTTCACTTATAGATGTATGCGCTAAACATTACGGAGAAAAGGATTTTTGGGAGAGATTAGATCAAATAAAAAAGCCCACATAGTGAGCTATCCCTTTTCGCCTCGGTAGTACATACATTATTCCGCATAATTGTACTGCGAACGCCTATTAAGGGAATCCAAAGCATTTTACGACCCGTAACCCTCTTTGTCAATAGTTATGCACATTTACAGATAAGCTATTTTCTTTTATTGTGTAGTTGTGTATACTATAAGTTATAGCACTATAACAAGCTATTATACATCGACTGAAGCCGATGGGATTTATTCCTGTGGGCTTTTTTCGTTGCCGAGGCTCGAGCAGACCCAGCTTGGATAGCAGGCTTTAAATGCTATGTATAAGGGGTTCTTATGGACACCTCAGCTCGTCCCACGAGTAGTCCAAAGAAAGGCGAACGTAAATGTTGAACGCCAAGCGGTGGCACTATCGCAAGTTTCAACAGCTCTTACCCAATGAAAGGGAATCTAAGAGTGCTATCCTTCAATCATCGAATATCGGCGAGGCTTTCCCTTATGTTTTCCTAGCTGAACCCTGAGTAGTTATGCTAAGTGTTATAGTTTGATTAAACCTTAGATAAAGGCTATAATATAACTAGATAAACCTTTTACCGTTTCTTTTGAAACATAATTAGTGATAGAATATCTGTATGCAACTTGAAAGTATTGCAATAGACGATTTAAAACCATATTCCAAGAATGCTCGTAGGCATTCTACGAAACAAATTGATTTGTTAGCTAAGAATATCCAAGAGTTTGGGTTCACGACACCAATTCTAATAGATAAAGACAATGAAATTGTTGCTGGTCATGGAAGGTTAGAGGCTCTTAAAAAATTAAAATGGCAAAGTGCATTCTGTGTAAGAATGGATAATTTAAATAAAGAACAAATAAAGGCACTTAGATTGGCTGATAATCAGATTGCTTCAATGGCAGATTGGGATATGGAGCTTGTAGTTGAAGAATTAAAAGATTTAACAAAAGATATTGTTGAGCTTACTGGGTTTGATGTGGATTTAATTATTGAGCCTGATGAAAAAGATGATGAAGTTCCTGATGTACCAGATGAACCAAAGTCAAAGCTAGGCGATATTTATCAGCTAGGGAATCATAGGATTATGTGTGGTGACTCAACCAAGATTGAGGATGTAGAGAAGTTAATGGATGGGAAGAAGGCGGATATGGTTTTTACTGACCCACCTTATGGGATAAGTGTTGTAAAACCAGATGGGATGATTGGAGGTAATAGAGTTGGAGTTGGAAAGGTTAGATATCCTGGTTTAGTAAATACTAAAGTTTATCGACCTGTTATTGGAGATGATGAAGATTTTGACCCAACGTTTCTGTTGGACCAAGCAGCTCATTTAATAATTTGGGGAGCTAATAACTTTGCTGCTTTGTTGCCGAATTATAGTCATTGGTTAGTTTGGGATAAAAAAGGGGAGATGCAACTGAAGAATGATTTTAGTGATTGTGAGTTAGCTTGGACGAATTTTCCAAAGAAGACAGTAAAAAAATATATTCATATGTGGGCAGGCATGACTAGGAAGGGAAGTAGAAAAGAAGAACTTAAAGAGAGGGTGCATCCAACTCAAAAGCCAGTGGGATTATTTGTTGACATCTTACAAGATTATAGCAATGAGAAATGGATTATTTTAGACTTATATCTCGGTTCAGGTTCAACCCTCATAGCTTGTGAAAAGACAAACAGAGTATGTTATGGAATGGAGATTGACCCTAAGTATATCGACGTAATAATCCAAAGGTATATTGACTATACTGGTAAAAATGCTGTAAGATTGAATGATGGAAAGATGTATAGCGAAGTATGAATATAAGCATTTAATATGTAAGGGCTGTGGAATTTTATTTGATTCAAGAACAAGGAATAAAAATCAAAAATATTGTTCAAAGAGTTGTGCTGGGAAGAACAATACAAACGTCGGTAGGTTAAAGAAGGGATTTCCAGCATGGAATAAGGAGCTGAAGGGATATAGAGCTGGATACACAATGTCAGAAAATACGAAGCGCAAAATAGGATTAGCAAACTCACAAGATAAAAGTATACTGTGGAAAGGTGATGAAGTTGGTTATTATGCTTTACATGATTGGGTGAGAAAATATAAAGGAAAACCGTTACAATGTGAAGATTGTGGTAAAGAAGATGGACGGATTGAGTGGGCTAATCGAAGTCAAGAATATAAGCGAAATTTAGATGATTGGATTGCTTTGTGCGTTCCGTGTCATAAGCGATATGATAAAGGTAAATTTAAGCGCATCCTCAAAAAATAACATATATGAAAAAGATAACAAAGCCTAAAGCCAAGCTCCCTTACAAAACAGGGCGCAATACCAAGAACACGCCAGATACTCGTAAGGAGCTATTAGACGCGCTCAAAGTAGGGCATACAGATAAGGACTCGTGCATATTAGCAGGGGTAGGACATGATTTTTTTTATAGTTTGATTAAGAAAGATACAGAGTTTTCGGAAGAAGTAAAAAAAGCAAGGTTAGTAGCTAAAGACCAATGTATCAAAATTATCAGGTCAGCCGCTACAAAAACATGGACAGCCGCCGCTTGGTATTTAGAGCGCAAGTTCAAGAATGAGTTTTCATCGCGTAACGAAGTGACCGGCGCGAACGGTGAAAGCCTAATGATGACAGATGAGGAGCGAGCAGAGGCACAGAGGGTGTTTCCTAACATGAATCTTAAAAAAGAAAATGGAGATAATAACCTACGAAAAGATTAAATGGCTTGACTCTGCTGCAACAGCGCAACGGGTTGAAGTCACGAGCAAAGATTTTTTGATTTTCTTTTCGTATTATTTCAGGCATTACGTCAAAGCACCTTTTGCAGATTTCCATTATGAAATGGGGCAGGATATCCACGATTTGGTTGGCGGTAAGATTAAGGAGCTAGGGTGGTTTCAGTTTCGTGAGTCGGCTAAGACTTCACTAGGTAAAGGAATATTGATTTGGAATATCGCACATCGCAAATTCGAATACATGAACGTTGACTCTCACGATAAGAGTAACTCTGGAAGATTTCTGTTCGATGTTGTTTTGGAACTTCAAACAAATAAGAGACTTAAACGAGATTATGGCGAATTGTTTAATACAAAACGCCGGGAGGAAGAACGCACGCAAAAAAGTATCACAGACTTTCTAACTTCAAACGGTGTACGTGTCGAAGCCCATTCAACCCAAGAACCTGTTCGTGGTAGGTTGCACGGCTCAATTCGCCCGCAGTTTGTAATCATGGATGATTTTGAAGATATGGGAACGGTGCGCTCAGAAGCTGCGACAAGACAAGTGCGCGAACATATAGCAGAATTTAAAGGTGGACTTGATCAGGCATGTGGCCGTGTATTGTATCTTGGTAATCACTTATCAGAAGCCGGCACGGTTCAATCAATCATCGACCGGTCAAAAAATGACCCATCTGTCAGAGTACGCAAGGTTTGGATTATTGGTGACGACGGTAAGCCTTCATGGCCTCAAAAACACGTCCTCACAGACGATGAAGCCAAAGCAACGGGCAAAATATCCATTGAAGAGATTAAACGCCGTATGCACACGCCAGAGGCTGGTGACGCTGATTTTATGCGTGAAATGATGGGTACACCTTTTGACCCGAAACTAGCGAAATTCAATCGTTCTATGTTTAGGGATGTATCCCGGGAAGAGGTGGACGATAAAGACACGGCTTGTTACTTAACCATCGACCCTCCCGGTCAGGCTTACACAGAGGCTTCGATAAGGCGTGGTGAGGGTGATTTCGTTGGATATGCGCTGATCAAAGTAACGATTGAGGGTAAATGGATGGTTGAATGTTGGAGAGCTCGAAATACACCAAAGGAAATGATAGATAATATCTTTTCTATTTGGTCAACTGAATCAGTGATTAAAATTGGGATTGAGGATACACAGTTTTGGCAAGGACTTAAAGACCAAGTTAAGGACGAAGAATCCCGGCGCGGAGTGCGATTGACCATCGTTGAGTTGAAACATACAGCTCGCGCTTCAAAGAAAGACCGCATACTCACATTACAACCAAGATATGCTGAGGGTAAGATTTGGCATGTAGCCGGACGTTGTAATGATTTAGAAGTGGAGTTATTGCGTTTTCCAATAGCTGAACACGATGACGCGAGTGATTCTCTAGCCATGGGGAACGAAATCGCGGAACGTCCACGACAACAAATTAGCCAAGTTGTTCATAGTAAAGCGACGACAAATGCCTATCGATACGGCTCAGCGCGTAACCAAGCTATTCGCAGCGGGGCTGATTCGTGATAAAATTACTTCATATGTCAATTATCGACCAAAAACTAACCGACGCTATTGCAAAGGTAGGAACTAAGGAGCCCTTAGACCCAGACATTAAGATTGAAGAATCGAAGTACATACCAACTGAATTGGAGATTAAAGTTCGTGGTAATATTCTTAAAGACTTCGCCTTTGGTTATCAAACAATGTATCGGCCACGCCAGGAATTTAACGACTTATCCGTTTTACAACGTGACCAAGTGGACTCGATGGCTTTTAATACGTATCAACCAAATAACGGTGAGCCAGAGGAAGGCGACCCGGCCAACTCATGGCATTCAAATGCGATTCGACCTATCGAACGAAACAAAGCTATTTCAATGGCTGGTCACGCAGCTGGACGTCTAGGTTTTTTGCAAGTACAAGCTACCGATAACGAGGCTAACCCAGAAGACGACTCGTCAATGATAATGAATTCAGCTCTTGATTGGGTGAGTTCTACCTATTTTAGTAAAGAATGGTGGCTACATGCGGTCTTGCAGTCAGAGGTTTCTCCGGCTTGTATCGTCCATCAGGAATACCGCCAAGTATGGCGAGAAATGAAAACAACACGAAACAAAACAGGCGAATGGAATACAAAATTTGTTTTGGATGAGTGTAATTCCGGGTTTATTGGTACAATCGTGCCAACTGATCAGCTTTATATTGATAATATTTTTGAGAAAGATATACAAAAACAAAGGTTCCTTCTTTGGAGGCGCGTGCAATCGCATGACCAATTAGAGGCTAAGTATCACGGCAAGAAAAATTGGGAACATGTTCGCAAAGGAATGCAGTTACTTTTCAATGACGCTAATCAAGGATTTTATTTTGCTTATGACCCGAATCTACGCGACCAACTTGGGGAGGAAGTTATTTATTGGTCAAAAGATAAAGGCGGGTGCATGGTCACGATGGTAAATGGAATCATAATAGGCGAAGCCGACGAAAAGAACCCCAGAGAAGATGGACTCTTTCCATTCGGGAAGTGGTTTTATTCGTGGATTCGTGAAAACTGTTTTTATGGAAAATCACTCGTGTTTGCGGTTTCTCACGACGCTAATATTATCAATACTTTGTACCCTGTGCTTGTTGATGGTGCTATTATCGACACGATGAAGCCAATGAAGTACATAGGCGAGGATATTATTGGTTCGGATGTAATTATCCCGGGTGCTACGGTTAATATGCGTGACCCAAAATCACAGCTTGAGCCGTTGCTTCCACCACTTCAAACAACAAATCTACTAAATGCACTGAGCGAAGTTGAAAAATCCATTGACCAGACGGCGAATACACAGGCAACACCAGCGGATAGACCTGGCCAAATCACGGCATACGAAATGTCATTGCGTGAAGAACAAATGCAACAAGACCTAGGGCCTTTTTACTCGGAACTTATTGGTGCAAGTGTTCAGATGACGCGATTGGTTCTAGGTGATATTCTTCAATTTATGACTACGGTAGATATTGACCAAATGCAGGGAGCAAAGGCAGGTCTACGTTACAAATCGTTTTTAGTTGAATTAAAGAACGGTGAGAATGGTGCTAAGAAACGTAAAGTTCAATTTGAAAGTATAGGTTCTGAGATGGGAAGCGAGGAAGCAATCATGGAAGCCTCAGCCGGGATACTTAAAGAGCAAGGCGGAATTAATCCTGACACAGAAATAGTGAAAGCCGACCCGATACGTGCAAGAGCTATGAAATATGCGATGGTGATGTCAGATGACGTACTCAAACCAAAGAGCGAGAAGGTACGTTTTCAGCAAAATCTCGAAATGCTTGATAAGATTATCGCAACCGAAGGCGTTAAACCCGGACTCAATAATATGGAGGAGGTTGTAAAGAAATTGTTATATTCGACGAATCCAGTAACGGCTAGAAACCCTGACTCATTCGTAGGACAGCCCAACCCACAGGGCGGGGCAAACTTACCGCCACCTCCAACCTCCGGCGCACAGGGCGCACCACAGGGCGCACCACAAGGTCAACCGGCCATGCCAGCACCACAAATGTAGAATTAACCCTTAACATAGGAGGAGTTAAAGGCTAAAGCCACTACTCCAAACAGAGAAAGTTTATGATAATAGAAAGACTGTTAACTCCCAACATCTGGTTGCAAGCTCTTCCAGTTGTTCGCAATCATCTCGCCAAAGCGTTCAAAACTGAACGTTCGGCCTCGCCACGTATCGTGACAGAGCTTGGCAATACCCGCGTTGAGTCAGACGGATTTACGGTAGAGGATTTGAGGGTTTTTAGTGTTGAATCTATGCAAGAATGGCTTGGATTTACAACCATCGACCCCATGACAGATGTGAACGCATTATTTGAAATGTGTGCAACCAAGGCAGAAGAAACTCTTGGCATTTGTGAAACTATTATAAGCCCTTCCATCGATGATGGTGTCGCCCCAGTTGAAAAAGACACAACCCCGGAAAATGTGGACTCTGTCGAAAAAACGACGACACTAACAGACGAACCCTTTTGCCATTTTTGCACGGCTAAAGGCCCTATCAATCACCTTAAAGTATGCAATCGACCATCTAAAACTAATCAATAATTACTACTATGAAAACTTTTACAATCAAATCCTCACTTGCTTACGGTTTATCACATCGCTTACGTACAATGGACGGTCAAGCTATTGTTGACGCTTGTTCCTCTTTTTTTAACGCCCTTGTAGCTATTCGTAAGAACATGGCCAACGCCGATAAAATCAATGAGGCCAACGCCGTATTTGTTCGCGCCGTTGAGGATACAGAAGCAAAGAAACGCGTCATCTTTGATGAAGAACAAAAGAATTTTCAAGCTGCCAAAACTGAAATTAAAAAAGACGATAAAGAAGCTACGGCCAAGGAGGCTGAATTGTCACGCAAATTTCAAACAGAATTTAACAAGAAGGCTGCAGAAGTTCAGAAGTTATCAAAAGCTGACCCAGATTCCTTAATCTCTGTATCACTTGGCGATGATGAGTATGAAAAGGTTTTAATCCCAGTATTTATGAAAACAGCTCAACTTTGGGATGTAGACGGTAACGGTAAAGGCCAAGAGTTATTTGTTCAGGTGGGCGACGCAATAGAGAATTTAACACCAGAGGTTAAATAGTATGCCAAAAAAAGGAGAATGTAGGTATTGTAAAGCGCTTTCAGTTATTCACGATGTTGAAAGTATTGTGGAATACACCACGGACGGCTTGAAAATTGGCGGTAAGAAGCCTACAGACGCTCAATTAAAGGAACTAATTGGTCAATGTTTGTTTTTAGAACGTTCCGAATTATGGAAATTATTAAGTTCGACCCTCAAAGCTCAAGCAATTAAAACTGGACTTATTGAATCAAAAGATTTTGATCAGGTTATTTTCGCTAAAGCCTCGTTGCATTCAGTGGATGTTCAACAAAGTATAATAAATGCCATAAGATTAGAGAATAAGAACCGTGAAGGAGTGGCTAAGACTACCAAGAGTAATTAAGACGTGCTATAATTAAAATAACTTCACGCGCAGTAACCAATGCGCGGTTAAATAAATATGGAAATCAAAGACAAAGAGGGTAAGCCGGATATCACCTCACCGGCAGAGGGTAAACAATCGGGAGATACCTCGCCTGATAATGGCGGTAACAAATCCGATACGCCTACGGATGAGTCTGCTATAAAGATAGCTGACCTTGAAGCGCGTTTAGCTAAGGAAACTAAAGACAAAGAGGTTTATCGTGCGGGCTTGCTCGCAGCGAAAGAACTTGGTTCTAAACCTAAAATAACGCCAGAGGATTTAGCAGACCCTGTTAAATTAGATTCAGCTATCGAAGCGAAAATCAAACAGGATAAATTGGAACAACAAGCGCAAACTGACGCTGAGGCCAAAACCTTAGAAGACGACCGCTTGAAAGCGGAGAATGAAGAACTGCGCCGAACACTCGAAGCTGCTAAAACTGCCGGGTTCTCGTCCCCAAGCGTGGGGTCAGGTCATAACGAAAATTCTGAATCAAAACCGCAAGGTTATTGGTCGGAACCTCAAAAGGCCGAACTTAGACAGATGTATCAGTCAAGGAACCTCTATTCATCAGAACAAATTGACACGATGATTAAGAGGGCTGAGGATATTGCAAGAGCAAAATCTGCAACATCTGAACGCGGTAATGATTTGTCAGATACCCGCCCATACTAAAAAATCCATACGTTCCACAAGATTTTCGCGCTAACTTATTATAATTAACGTGAATTTTTTTTATGTCTACTTCTTCAGTGAAAGACTTAGAATTGTTATCAAGCAAAAACGGTTCGGGTTTCCCAGGAACAAAAAAGGTTAATGTTGCAGCTTCTGCTACATTGATTTATCCAGGTGACCCAGTTGCACAAGCCCCAGGTGAAATTGTTGGCTCAATCTTAGCCACGAACAAACCTGTAGTTGCAACTGACTTTATAACCGGTATTGCTTATAGCATTTCAAACAACACCTCAGATTTAGCCGGCACAGTTCAGGTTCTACCAATCGACTCAGGCGACATCTGGTTGATCAGTGCAAACGATACAACAGACTACGACACACAGGCAGAATACGACGCTTTAGTCGGCAAACGTGTTTTGATGGATTTAACTACCCTCAAATACACTCTATTGGCAACAGATGGAGCAACTAATGGTTGCGTTATCGAGCCTTTAGACATTACTCGTTACCCAGGCAAGGTTGCTTTTAGCTTCCGCACCGGCGTTTCGACTTTAGTTTAATTCATAACAGCAAATAATAAACTACTTATATGTTTACAGAAGCTGATAATCTAGCGATAACTCGAACAGAATTAGACTCCGTGTTTTTTCAACAGTTCGAGATAGGCGCTGGAGGTGCTTGGGGCGTAGCAACAGCCGAAAACGGCAAACTATTTCGTAAAGTACCAACAACCCATTCTGCGTATATTCATAACGTCAACATGGGAACAGGTAAATGGAAGGCTATTGGAGAATTAGAGACAGTTCCATCCGATACACCAAAGACCGGTTACAAAAACACAGTTTTAGTTTCCGACTTCGCAGAAAAAATCCTCGTATCAAAGAATCTATTTGACGATAACATGCACGATGTTTGGGCTGAGGATGTTCGCCAGTTCGCCTTGATGGCGCGTATTACTCAGGATGATAATGCTTTTGGTTTATTCCGTGGCATGTTCGGCACGACTTTAACGCCAGATGGTGTAGCTGCAATAAGTGCAAGTCATGTCACACTTTCGGGTGAGACAGTTTCCAACTTGATAACAGGCGCTCTTACCGACTCAACTCTTAATCAAGGTTTGGTTAGTTTGCGCGAGCAAAAAAATCAACGTGGAGTAATCTTGGGTTCAGAAGGTAAGTATTTGGTTGTAGCACCAGCTGGTTTCAAGAACGCTCTTCAAATCACGCAATCCGTTCTCGTATCAGATTCCGCTAATAACGCAGTCAATGTTTACCTTTCCGTATTTGGATTAGAGGTAATGACTTCCCCATACTTGGGCGCAGCTGCCGGCGGTTCCGACACAGCTTGGTTCTTACTCGCACAATTCCACGGTGTAAAACGTGTTGTTCGCCAAGGCGTTCAAACAGCGCTTGTATCATGGGAATACAGCGATAATCGTTCATACAAATATCAAGGCAACTACCGCGAAGCTTACTTCGTAGCAGATTGGGCTGGTATGGTAGGTTCGACAGGAAATTAAGAAATTCAGCTTAACCCGGTAGGCAATCGCCCGCCGGGTTTCGCTTAACAAATTAAATAAATTATGTTAACAAACTTTCCAAACGGAATCACCTCGTACGGAATGCCAGTTGTTGGCGGTGGAGTACCATTTAGCTTCGGCAAATACTACTTTGTTGATTATGCTCTAGGCTCTGATGGCAACGCTGGCCTTTCGCCAAATGAAGCTTTCAAGACGCTTACAGCGGCTTACAATGCTTGCACAAGTAACATGGACGACACTATTATCATTCGTGGGTATTCAACCGTGGTTGACGCGCCTATCGCATGGACTAAAAATCGAATACATGTCTACGGTTCAGATGGCACACCCGGGCGTCTCGTTCAGCAAGGCGCGATAATTTCATCTACCACAGCCGGCGCATTATCCTATGTTATTAAAGACACTGGTACACGAAATAGCTTCGTAAATCTCAAGTTCATTCAAAATTCAGCCGTAGCAACAGCATTGACTGTACTAGAATTGGGTGGCGAAGGAACTTATCTTGCAAACTGTTCAGCCGTGTTTGGTGTAGCTGATAATCTTAGCGGAACAACTGCTCACGAAATAGTAGCCGGTACTGATTCAGCTTCAATGATTAACTGTACATTCGGTTCGGATGTCCTATTGACCTCTGGTGCTCGTACAGTTTTCTTGATTGATCAGGTTACTTCCGGTCAGGAATTCAAATCGAACTACATTAGTGGTTGTAAATTCATCATTTCATCCTCTGAAACAACAGCAGAACTAATCTCGATGGCTGCCAATACAGACGTCTTGTTCACCAATCTTTTCGAAGATTGCACATTCATGGCTTCAATTGACACCGCCGGAGGCGTTGCATTGGCCAGAGCAGTTTCAACTGCAAATGGTCTAACAAAAGGAACTTTGTATTTCACAAATCCAAGACCCTTTGGAATTACTAACTTTGGTGTTAATGGCACAAACAATGATGGTCTTTACGTTATCGGCGCACTTGTCGTAGCAACTGACCTCGTCGGAGTTCAACCAGTAGCAACTTAGAGTTTTCCCTCTACCTCACTGCCAGGGGGTAGGGATAAAAACTTTATGCCATACTTAATATCAGACCTTAAAAATGCCATTGCACGTAAACTGCATGGCACTACCGCAAATAAATTAACTGATTTTTACGGCTTACTTTACGATGTAGCCGTGCGTTGTCAAACAGATTGCGATTTCGAAGAAACTCGAAGAACCGTAGCCCTCGCTACGCCTTTATACGGTCAAGCTGCATTCGATTATGCGTGTCCGGCCGATGTGAAAGGAAATAGGATTATTGACCTACGACCGCAAGCTAATCGACAGCGTAATAACATCACAACTCAACAGAACTCACAAGATTTTGATATTGGAAAAGCAAACGTTTTAGCCGGTTCGAAAATTGAGGTACGATGGAACGGTTACGTTAAAACTTTACGTGCAGCGCTACCGGTTAAAGCAAACGTTCTGATCAATGCGTGTGATAGCGTGGATGGAAATGGTACATGGAGTGTGGGTGGTGGTGCTTCAGATATTGAAACGGATAATTTATATTTTACTCAGGGCACCGGTTCGTTAAAGTACAGCTTGAATGGTGACAGTCACATAATCAATACAACAATGACGGCCGTTGATTTGACTAACTATGAAGATGTAGGCGTTATCTTTGCTTGGGCTTATTGTCAATCGACACTCCCAACATCTATGACGCTTAGATGGGGCAGTGACGCAACCGCAAATTATTGGTCAAAAGCAGTGACGACTCAATGGGATGGAACAGCTTTTAAAGAAGGGTGGAATTTATTAGGCTTTGAATGGCAAAGCGCAACAGAAACGGGCGCACCAGTTGTAACAACCATTGATTCATTGAGATTCGATACAGCAATAACAGGGGCAGTGACGCCTGTATATTTTGATTCGGTTGTATGCTCGTTAGGTTCAATTTATGAGGCTGAGTATTACAGCAAATATATGTTCAGAGATTCGGCTGGAGCATTTAAGGAACGCGTGACCGCTGATACTGATTTATTAAATCTCGATACCGATTCGTACGGTGTTTTCACAGAATGCTTGGCCTATTACGCAGCACAACAACAGCAAGGCAAAGATTCAGGCTACGATATTAAAGTTTTCCAAGCAAACTACGACAACGCAGTGTTATCTTACAATCGACTCTATCCATCGCAAGCAAAGAAAGTTACGGGTAGTTATTACAAAGTCAAACGTTCATCCTATGCAAGCAAATTAGGTGGCGTTGCATTAAGGCCTTAATCTATGGCAAAAACAGCTTTATCATCAAATGTTCGTTCGGGTTTTCCCGGCTATCGCAACCGTGAGGATGTATCTGTTTTGGCGCCTGATGTGATGGTCGTAGGCTCGCAAAATGTTTTGACAAATACATATAGCAGGGTAGGAAGCCGTAAAGGCTACGCTCTCGACGGCCAACGTTCGACCGTCAATTCAGGTTATGGAATTTATGGAACTTTTGATTGGGCACGACATACCGGAGATGAGCGCAATGTAAGAGCCGGTTATAATACAGATGGAACGGATGGAAAGCTACAATTCAGATACACGGCGACCGCCGGCGACAAAAATAACGCCCTCACATTCACAGAGGGCGAAATTTATTGGATTGATTTGGCTACTAGTGTTGGTGCAACCTTTTCGGCATGTAGATTTTGGGATTTCTCGCAGGAATTAAAAGATATGATGTTATGGGTTGATGGCTCAAGCAATATATTCATGTGGTCTGGTGCAATTGATAAAGTTAGTGCCACTTCATGGGCTACCGGTTCAGTCAGCGCAATTGTAGCGGCACCTACAGTAGCCGGATTAAATTATGTTGTAGGCGATATTATTACAATCTCGACTGGTGGAACTAATGCAACGGCTAAAGTCTTATCTATAACATCAGGAACGGGTGCAGTGACCTTGCTGCAACTTATAACTCCTGGTGAAAGGTACACAACCGGCGCGGGTAAAGTGACAACCGGCGGAAGTGGTACAGGTTGTACGGTGGAAATATCAACAATAGTTCAAGGATATATAAAATTGGATGTTGAAGCCCCGGGTGCACAAGGTTTCATGTCTTCTGGTTATTATGAGCAAGCTGTTACGATAAATGGCACTTCATACACTTACTCAGCACTCGTAGGAGCTTACTTGACCGGCATTTCGGCCGACCCAACGGGCGAGGCAGTGCAATCCGTAGTATTTCAAACCCCAGTCACCAAAGCTAACGACACGGCCATTTCAAGCGTTCCAGCAATATTCAAGAATACAATCATCGAAAACCTTAATAATCAGATTTACTTATCGGCTTCTGATAATAATTCGGTTTATATCTCGCAAGTTAATGCTTATAACAATTTTAACTACTCGACACCACGCAAACCGGCCGAAGGTGCTGTAATAACACTCGATGGCGTTCCATCGTGTTTACAGCAACAAAGCGACACGATGTTTATATCGGCGGGTGAAGATTATTGGTATCTGATCAAACTTCAACCATCCGCAGACCTCTTGAATGAATCAGTCAATGTAATACCACTTAAAACCACAGCTAAACAAGCGAGTGTTAGTGATGTGTTATCGACAAAGATTAAAAATAAGATAGCTTTTGTTTCACATGAAACACAAATTAACACTATTGGTATCTCTGAGAACTATTACGATGACCCACAAGTTAAGGCCATTTCTTTACCCATAGTGCATGATGTACAGAATACAGATTTTACTGGTGGTCAGATTCTTTATATTCAAAAATTTATCTTTCTTACAGCTCCGGTGATTGGAAAAATGTTTATTTATAATATGACTCTTGATAACAGCGAGGGCATGGTTGATACCGGTTCGCATTATTGGGAGGCACCTCAAATCATGCCTTTTGCACATCTATCAATCATTGATGGCGCGCTTTACGGTCACGCTTACAATGAATCGAATACTTTTAAGTTATTCACTGGATTAGATGATGATGAGAAGCCCTATAAATGCGTGGCTTTATTCGCTTATGATGTTTACGCCGACCGCGCTGCAAAAAAATCAAGCGATGAGTTCTTTATTGAGGGTTACAAATATCAAGATACAACCCTTACAAGTTACTTACGCCGAGAATTGAACGGTTCAGTGGCAAAATGGGATTTTAAGACGTTGCCAGATAGGTGCATTACACCGCCAACAGATGATATCTCAATCGGAAAAGCCCCTATTGGAAAATCACCAATAGGTGGAACACTAGATGAGACTGATTTAACGACTCCGCCAAAATTCAGATTGATTCAAACTTATCCTAAAGTTCCATTTTTTGAAGAACAGGTGGGTTTCAGCTCCGAGGGTGTAGGCCAATGGTGGGAAATCGTATCTTTCGCAACTAACGCCCAATTAACACTAGAAAATCAATCATCCATTAAAGACCCAAATGAAGGAGAAATAAACTAATATGGCAAACACTCTATACCCACAACTTCAACTTTTTACTCTGTACTCAAGCGGTGCAAGTATCGGCGACACAAGCCTTGTCTTAACATCCTTCCAAACAATTGACGAGGTGAGTTTGGCGATGACAGACTTCGGCGATAAAGGGTTTCTAACCCTCGACCCGGGTTCTGGAACACTTGAGGAACAGATTAGCTTTTCAGGTGTCACTCAGAACGCAAATGGCACGGCAACATTAACAGGCGTCAAACATGTGGGCGATTTAAGCCCTTACACGGAGGTTTCCGGTATCACAAAACAGCACTCGGGCGGATCTACATGTTCAGTAGCCATTACATCGGGTTTACTTAATCAATTTGTTAATAAAGGAAATGCTGAAACTATCACCGGTCTTTATACTTTTACTAATACAAGTATCCCTGCGCTGGATAGTTATCTTGCACCAACTTTGGATGGAGAATTCGCACCTAAAAAATATATTGACGATATTGCTATCGCCGGCTCACCGGACGCAAGCGAAACGGTAAAGGGTATTTCTGAATTAGCGACTGGCGCCGAATGTGCAGCTGGAACTTCAAGCGGTGGCGCTGGAAGATTAGTTGTGCCAGCCTCGAATTGTAAAAAAACAAGCGCAGGCGTTGGCGACGCCAACAAAGTGCCGGTACTTGGTGCGGATGGACTCCTTGACCAGACGTTCTTAGATAAGGCACGAACTTGGGCTTTAGTGCAATCATTCACAGCCGATAATGCACAAATAACAACCGCCCCGGATAGTGCTAATGACGCTATGAGATATGTTCAAGCTCAATTAATGTCAAGCACAAATGAAGCGACTGGTTTAAGTGGTGTCGCCATAGCTATTGGAAAAGCTATTTATTTGAAAGCCTCAGATGAGAAACTTTACTTAGCAGATTCAAACGCAGACGAAAGCACTTACAGTTTTGTGGGTTTTGCGCTTACCGTTGCAACGGGGGCAGACGAGACAATAAGATATGCGAAAGTTGGTGGTATTGCTACTGGGTTATCTGGCTTAACACCGGGAAGTTATTATTTTCTCAATAGTACAGCCGGCGCAATTTCTGTAACACCCGACTCGACAAGAGCAGCTAAAATTGGTCAAGCTCTTTCAGCAACCACCCTAAGAATTTGCGAACCTAAATTTATCAGGCGAGGGGTTTCGAACATGTCTTCCGCTACAACATTCACGGAGACTATAGGTTTTTATCCAGTGCATATTGACATTAAAGCTGCCCCAGACGTCACAGGTCAAGCTGGCGGTTCAGTAGGTGATTGTAGTAATAGATGCATAAGCTTTGAATTGTTGGGTGCTAATAATGATGCAGTGGATGACGCTAGTTTAGCGTGGAGATGTTATGATAAAAATGCTTCAATGCTTAGGAATGGAGGAACTGTAAGCGCAAAAAGTCAGACGGGTTTTGTGCTAACATGCTCTACTTACGTTTCGACTGCCAAAGTTCAATGGGTAGCTTATAGTGGATAAACGAATATAAAAAATTATGCCTAATTCTACACAAAACATGTCCTTGGCTTCGTCAGGCGCTACCACTAACTCTGGTGCGCCTTCTGCTTCTCCGACATTGAAAGCCCCGATTGAACAAAACGCTTCATATCCGATGAGCGTTGAGCCAAAAAAGAAAGCTCCATTACAAAACGCTTCATATCCGATGAGCGTTGAGCCAAAGACTGATGTCACCCCAGCCCCAGCACCTGTTCCAACACCCGCACCCGTGCCGGCGGTTATCACTGCTAAACCGGCCGTTGATAGGGCACGAAGTCAAATAGCCGACGTTAATCAGATGTCAGCAGATGTTGAGGCTAAGCAAGTAAAAGAAGCCGAAGCCCCTGCGTTCACTGGTAAGGATTTTGAATCGTCTGACCCAGCCGTACAAGCTCGAATAAAGGAAATGCAGATGAAAGCTGAGACCAGCAGTAAAACTGTACCACCTCCTGCAGCTATTAAGGCAAAAGATGAAACCGTAGCCGTTCCCACCGTTGATACGGTAAATGGTGAGAAAATGCTCTCCAATTCTTACGTTGACCAACTCAATGCGCAGGATGCGAAATCCCAAGGTTATTTAGAAGACTACATAGAGAAATCAAGTCAGATAATGAACGGCTCATTTCCATTATCACCTGATCAGCAAGCCGAGGTTAATAGCATTACTCAGCAATATCAAAACATGATTTCAGAACAGCGTTCTGTTAATCAAAGCTATCAGAATGGCCTCACAATGGCGGGTGTATCGTCAGGACGTAGCATGTACGCACCGGAAATTGAGCTTGGTAATATCAATGCAGCTATATCGGCTGGTGTTGCAAAAATTAGCGCGTTGAATGCCGACATGTTGAGTTCTATTGCAGAGGCCAAATCAGCAATCAAGTCCGATAATATGGATTTGCTCAATTCAACGTATGAGCATATTTCGGATGTAATGGCGCAAAGACGCGATACATTAAAAGAAACTCATAAAGCTACCCAAGAAGCAATCACCGCAGCTAAAGAGGATTATTCAACTATGCGTGAAGAGATTCTTAGCATGGCGAGTGTTGGTAAAGACCCGAGCGAGTTTTCGGAAGGCTTTTTTGATAAGCTCGATACTCAACGTGAGAAATTAGGCCTTCCATCATACGGTGGCTATACAAAAGACCTTTACAATTTACAATACGAAACGTCACAAGACACTCGAGAATCAGAAGCCGAATCGGCTGCGCTTGATAGGGCTGAGAAAATAAATAATATTCTTGATGGAATCCCAGTGGGTACTTCAATAGAAATCGGCGGTTATCAGTACGAAGGGCGCGACCGTGGTGAAATTAAAACAGGAACAGAAACGGACTCAAACGGCAACGTTAATTTTTGGAGCTACGATTCAATCTCTGGTGAAGTCACTACGACAAATTTAGGAGCGATTGGTAAGGCCGAGGATGGTTGGGAGACTAAGTTCGATGATAACGGCGAACCGTGGCGCATTAACTCAAAGACAGGTGCTATGCAGCCATTTTTCCCGTCTAACGAGCAAACAAACATTCAGCAAACTTGGCCTGATGGTTCAACATCGCCTTTCTTAGATGGAAACGGCAACCCGCGCACAGAGTGTGGAATGCTAACCAACGACTTGCTTGGAATGGGTGTAGGGAATGAGGTAGAAACGAAATTAAATAAATGCGACCCGTCTATTAAACCCGGCTCGGATAATCCGCCACGCGTTGGTGATATGTTCGTTCAAGCTGCCGGTTTTGGATGGACTGGTCATGTTGGTATTGTTTGCGGTGTAGAAACGACACCAGATGGTAAAACGCAAATCAGGTGTCTTGAATCCAATTATCCGCAAGCTGATAAAATCACATCTACAAGAGTAGTCGACGCGAGCAAAATTGCCGGTTTCGGCCGACAATCGCAGGATAACTGGTCACCGGTACTCAAACAGCTTCTCGGTGGTACTGATACGCCAAGCAATAGGCCGACATTTGGTAGCAAGAACAAGGCTTCGGAAGCTAAACAACTAAGCCCGAGTGAAATAAAAGCATATCGTGATTTAGGTTATGACGTGAACCCCGGTATGACTGCCGGGGATGTTATCGGTATGCCAAAAATGGAAGGCAAAGAATCATTTAAGGTTCCTACTAAAGACGAATTTACAAATGATTTGATTGATAAACTCCCAATGGATGTAGCAGCGAAAATGAACTTTAGTGAAATTGATCAGATGTACGAGCAGACTATTGGTAAAATGCAACCAATTGTTGACGCTACAGAAATAATTACCGCTATGGATAAGATGACCGCCAAACAATCGGCGTCCATAATGTCAACAGTTAATAAGGCTTTGGAACGTGGCGACATTGAAGGTGCTAGACAACAGGTTCAAGCAGCTGCAATAGCTTCACTGCCAACTCCGGAGGCGACTTTAGTACGTGGCCGAACAATCGCTATTAGCCAACTTCAAAAGATACAAGGCCAATTAGAAGATTATAAAAATGCTGGTTATTCAACTGATGTAATCTCTGGAACGGAGGCTGAGATGTTGGCCAAGATTGGTAAACTTTCTAAGGGTGATTCTGAAAAAAGAAAACTGGCCACTGCAATTCGGACTTCTCTTATTGATTATCGAAAATCAATGTCAGGCGCAGCTTTCACAGAGTCAGAAATGATTGAGTACAAATCTCTATTCCCGGGCATTGATAGCGAATATGATTTGAATATGGCCAAGATTGGCGGGCTTTTAGACACGTGGCAATCATCTAATGACGCGACATTCAGAACTATAATGACACCATCACTTTACGACCAAATATGGGAATAGACTACACAAATCTGGTAAATAGCTACCGCAAAGATAATGACAAAAAGAAAACCGCCCCCGCCGGCGTTCTTCGGCGAGATTCTTCAAAAGATGGTGCAACTAAAAAGAAAGAGTCAAGCGGGATTTTTACAGCGCTTGGCAATTTTGGTCGCGCCCCGGGCAATTTCTTAATTGGTCAAGCTAAAGGAGTAGCGTCAACCGCAATGAGCATGGGTGAATTAGGTTCAGGGATTATGGAAAAAGGCTATGACGCGACTATTGGTAAAATGACCGGAAAAAAAGCGCAAAAAGGCTCTGAGATGGCAAGGGAAATGAAAGAAAGTAAAATCATGGAACGTAAGGGGTTCGCTCAAAAGGCTGGATTTGTAACAGAGCAGATTGGCGAGTTTTTTCTCCCAGTTCCGGGTGGTGCGAAAGTTAAAGCCGGAGGATGGTTAGCGAAAAACGCCCCTAAAATTGCTGAGGTGGCCGAGAAAGCCCCAAGCGTTGTTAAATTTGGTGCAAGCGTTCTTGGAAAAGGGGCTAGTGAGGCTACAGAAATGGGCGCAAAATCCTTATTACAAACAGGCGACGTTAAGGAGGCTGAGTCAGCTGCTAAATGGGGTATGGCCGGTGGAGCTATTTCACGTGTAGCAACCGGAGCATTATCGAAACTTGGCGACGCTTTTTATGGCATGGTGATACCGTCAACGATAACAGAGAAAGCGAAAGACGCCCGCAAACTCATCAACACCGGCGAAGCTGCAAGTGAGACGGGCATTAGCGCTTCAAGAGCCGGCCTTACAAAAAAGATTAGTGACCGTATTAAGATTTTTGGCCAAGAGCTTGAAAGAATTGTTGGCGCAGAGAACAAAAATGTCACCCGTTCAATGGATGACGTTATAGTCGAAACTGAAAAACTTATTAAAAGTAAAAGCCTTGGTAAAGAAATGCAACTTAGCCCTATTGATGTAACTGAGGCAGAAGTCAAGATAGCCGAGGTTCTTAATCAATACAAGACTATGTACGGTGGCAAAACCCTTAATGCAGGCGAGCTTCAAAAGCTCAAACAAGATTTGGGATTAGGCCTTGTGAAGGTTTTTGACAAAAATCTTGCAACCCCAATTCGTGCAAAGGGCATGGCAGAACAAGAACTTTATCATTCACTGGATAAATTCTTAGATACTAACATTAACAATTATCAGGCTTTAAATGAAAAACTAGCACCCCTATTGACTGCTAGAGGTAGATTACAGAAAAAAGGTAAGTATTCTGGTTATATTACTGATGTAATGGTTGCGGGTATGGTTGGAAGTACCGGTGGTGACATAATGACTGACCCTATTGGATTTATGAAAAACGCCTTGATGGGCGTTCTAGTTAAGCGAGGTCTTTCGTCAACGGCTGCGATGACTACGGCGGGGACGATTCTAAAAAGTAGCGGTGGCGCATTTGAGAAACCCGAGTTTTGGCAAATCGTAAGAGAAGCCGTTCAAAATTCAATCGGAGAAGAACGGAAAGATTAACTGATCAAACCGTCAATCCACGATTCAACAGATTTTAGAGTGAATAGAGTTACAAAATAAAGAACCGGAAACCCTATCAATAAGACTAAAACATAAAGTAAATTCATATAATATATCAATACCACGTTTTCGCTTTTTTGTCAATGGTTAAGACGTGCTATAATAGACTTACAATTAATAATTTATACTTGTTTTGGAAGGCGGGGGAACCTACGGGTTAGCTTTCCAGGAAAAAGTGGAAATATCATATGTCAATACCACTATTAAGAGGCCAAGAGCAAATCTCTGCTAAACGGCCTATGCCAACTGATGATGTAGGAACCTCCTCACAGAGTTCCGTCACATCCTCCGCAACCGTTCCTTTGTATTATTATAATGCAACCGTTCGCACTATCGACGCTGGCCAAGCAACCGGCGTAGTAGTGGATTTTGTGTTAGCCCATCGCAATATCTACAATTCGCTAGGCGTGAATATCGCAAGCGCAAAAGATACTTCATTAGCTTACACATGTTTAGGTCTTACAGAAGAATTAGAATGGGAAGCAAACCCTAAAATCGCAGCTCTTTGGGAATCATTAGACCACCAAACACCGGCTACAGTTGTCGCTGCGATAGGAGCTCTATTATCTCCGGGTCAATTTATTATTGATTATCGCTGGGGCTATGGTATTGGCAAAAAGGCTACCACAGCGCACGAAATGACAAGCGTCACTTATAACGTTGTCAAGACAGAAGTTGGGTCAGTTGCGATTGACGAATTTCCTGCCGCTGCAGCTATCACAGACAGTTTTGCCAATCCGACTACAACTTCGGTCATGGGCATGAACATGATTTGGAACGGTGCTACTTGGGATAGGCTCACAAGCTCAGATTTGGGCGGTAGTGCTCCTGCTGGTGGTGGTGTTTACTCGACAGAGCAGGGCGACTTCACAGCGACAATCACAAACGCAACTAATAACATTGTACTGTCTACTGACT